GTATTCAGATATCCGGAGAATCACGTCAATGACTTCTCCGGTATCCTTGTTTTTAAACTCATACTGTGGCATTATATTTCCATTACCAAGATTTGATCACGTCACTACGACAGGAGTCTCACGGTCGCACCTGAAGAGATAGTCACCTCCTATCGAAATTGTTGAAAAGCGGAACGGACGGAGTTTGAATAATTATTCACTCTCGTTCGATTACTCGTATACTTTCCTCGATTGCGTTGGTTCAACTTTTGTCTCGACATGGTGTTTCTCCTTAATGTTAGTGTAATGTGTCGAATTGTTTGAGTGTTATCACTCGACGATCAAGTCTGGAAATGCCTCCTGTACTAGTTTCTTGGTTATATAACGACATGGTGCCTTCTTGGCAACCATCTTCAAGACCAACTCTGCATCCTCTGGATGTATGGATTCGAGCAGGCCAATGAACTTGTTCTCCCTTTTAAAATCAGGCAGCCGATCGCCCGAACCACCTTGGACAAACCATCCAAAGTCTTTATGCATTTTATTGAGGGATGAAGGAACCGATTGTGGTTCATTTGGGGTAAAAGGTGGGCGTCCTTCGGGAACATTAAACACCAAAGATTCGTCAAACGAACCGCGAAGAACATCACGGAACGCCCAGTTGTCGGAGTATTTTTTAAGGACATCGAGTCGATTATCTCGACCATCCGCCTTCTTGAATTCTTCGAAAATTTCGAAAACTTCTCTACGGTAATTCGTAATCATGTTATGCCTTCTCAATTGGATAACAGACGTATCGCTTCCTCTCTATGAGTATTTCTTGTTTCGTAGTACATGCAAACAAGAATTGCCTTAGTCCGATATCATACCTAATAATAGTATTGCGATCTTGTCCAGTCTTTCTCTCTAGTTGAGCGATTCGACTATCTTTTTGATCTATCACCTTTATATATTCATCAAGTAACTTTGTTGTGCCACCAATCCAGACCAAAGAACACAACAAGGCACTAAGTGCCGCTGTATATAAGGTGCGCATTCGACTCTCTCCTATAGTCTACAATTATTTATAGACAGAGAGAGTTCTAGTCGGGCAGTTTGTCTACTTTTGTTTTAACAAATGTGCGTCCCTTAGTACTAAACAGTCGTGTCACAAACGGGATGAAGGGCGCACCCTCTTTGGTTTGGTAACCGTGAAGGTGCGTGTTGCGTTCGGACGTGTAGTAAATGTAGTTACTCGCACGTCCATCCCACTCAGTGGTCTCTATCAGTTTGTTATAACTCATGCTGCCACCGCCATTTCGACGGCGAGTTCAGCAGCACGCTTCTTCTTGACTTGGTTTGCACCGTACCATGCAGAAGTCATTCGACCGTCCGCAGTACGACCCAACTGGTGGTCAGTGAGGTAAGTCACAGAGTTGAATGCCTGCCACCATGAACCACGACCGAACTCAGCGCCAGGTTGAGTCTCCAACAACTCGAATGCCTTCTTAGCGTTTGGTGCGAGATCTTTGTAACCACGTACTTCATCAGCAGGTGACTGTGATGGGAACAGAGAGTTGTAGTACTGAATCAGAGTGTCAGCAGTGAACTGTCGATTGGACAACAACTGTGCCATCTCTTTGTACTGGTCGAACTTCTCGTGAGCGAGACCTAGGTGTTCTTTGACCATCTGTGGGTCAAACGCACGTCGGTGATTCACTTTGATACCGTTAGTTGCAGAACCCTTCAGAGCGAGGGACAGAGTGTTCATGCAAGTCACACGAACTGGAGTGAATCGAATGTCGATAGACTTACCGTACTCATGTGGGTTAGAGAACAGAAGGTATGAATCGACTTGATCACCCTTCAGGATGTCGAACGACTCTTTGATGCGAGCCATTGCGTATACGATCTTACCGTCTTTGAGTGAACCCGCAGAGTTCATCTCCATGTCACCCGCAGAACAGTAGTCATTGAAGAAAGTGAATGCTTCCTCGTTCTGACAGGGTGACCATGCACCACCCACCTGAGTGAGAACTGCATTATCAGAAGAACGCACCAGCGCCTCCATACCTGTAGGTATCAGATCAACACCCTCTTTAGCAGCATAGGTTGGAACTTTCTCGACCGTCCAGTCGACACCAGCTTTCTGCATCATCTGTATGGGAGTTAGATCATTAGAGACTTCGGTACCAATACCCCAAGGGCATCGACCAACAGTTGCGGAAGTTTCGATTTGCAGTACATTGTTCATAGACATAATATAGATTCCTTATTCAATTGAGTAGCCATTGTATCACATGTTTTTGCAACATGTCAACACTTATTTTAAAAATAATTACAAATAATCTGGGCGGTATTTGTGGTAGAGTTTTACCGACTCATCTTCGAGTCCCATCTTCTTGAGACGACCCATCATAACACGAATCTTTTGAGACTCATCTCTCCCCTTAATGTATGCACGATGGTCATCACTGAAGTGATAGGTCCAATCGTGATTCTGGAGCATACTTTCCAACAATTCCATTTCGGGTCTCATGCCGCAAACTCCGACTTAGGTGAGAATCTAGGGTAGAGTCGAAAGTGCGCCAACTCAGTAAGAGTCTGAGTGTACGTGATGGGGTCCATCAAACACTTCGCATCAAGGGCATCATAATACACCATAGAATCATTTTCTATTTCTAACCAGAAGAAGTCATCGTTGAAGAAAGAGTTCTCCGATATCTTATGAACCGGAACATTCAGGTTGTTGATGACACGAACGGGAACCTTCAGGAATGACGCTGAAGGATCGGTGATGTAAGTAACTGCGTTGGCACGGTTAGTATTGAAACTCATTACACTGACTCCTTTACTTTCAATTTTTGAGAAGACGTATCGATGATAATGTCACGAACACGTTCACGATCAAGAGAGTCACCATGACCCCAAGTTTCGTGCCGCGTAGTACTAGAACAGATTTCGAGATACTTCATGATTGCACGTTCAACGATAGACACTGACAAACCCTCTACAGGGTACAAACCGTCATAGGCATAAAAGGACAACACATAGTTACGGAATTCAACTAGGTCTGGGTTAGAACGCATTGCAATATAGTTAGTAGTCATAATCAAATCTCTCTTCTCATTAATTTATGTAACCATTATACTTCTTTTGGAAACATATGTCAACACTTAAACGTGACTTATTTTAGGTAATTAGTCACAAACTAGATTTCTCCAGTTTCTCGATTTGAAATTGAAGCGTGAGGATACGATCCTCGACACGTGCGTTGTCTTCGGGAGACAACTCCCCACGCACCTCACAGAGGCACATCAACTCGTTATAGAGATCACCTACTACTGCGTTAATGTTGTTAACCAAACTCATATTATGCCTCCTTAGGCGCAAACAATTTACCGAAACCTTCGACCAGAAGGTTGTAAGAGTAGATCTCGTATTTCCACTCATGATCAAAACCGTAGTCGTCAGACTCGTAGGCATCACGTTCTGCTTTCTCGTAACGCTTCTCAAAACCTTGGAGAGCATCAAGAGTATCTTCAGTACCCATGAAACCTTTGATAATTCTAAGCGCTTGGTTGAAACCAATGTCTGATGATTCCATCTCTTCGCGGTCAAATGAATCTTGGTAAATAATTCGTGCCATGTCTTTCTCTCTCTATCTCAACTTTATGTAACCATTATAGTACATGTTTCGAAAAGACGCAAGAGTTATTTGTGGTAATTTGTCACATTTATTGGGGGAGATGTTTGGCGTGGATTTTACAACCGATGAACGCGTTGTAGTAATCGTCTCTCAGGAGTACATCGTACTCGAACTGGAGTTTCGCTTCGTAGTAGGAACACTCGCCTTTGGTTCGGCAGAGTTTGAGGATTTCTCGTTTGTAGTTCTCGGCACCGCGTTGCGCGACTGCCTCTTTTAGATCTTGACTTGATCCGTAGTACTTGGACCAGTCAGATTGGACGCGCGTCTTGACACGGCGTTTGCGGGTCTTGGTGACAGGAAGTGTCTTGGGTTTCCAAAAGAACTTCTTACCGATATATTTCATACCAGTGTCCAGTTCGGTGATTTGGTAGACGAACCCTTGGTAGTCTTCTAGGAAGGTCTCTTCGGGTTCGAATATCTTGTCTTCATACAACCATGTCATGCAACTATATAGAGTTGCTGTAAACCTCTATGAAATGTGGTTCACCATTGGCGACACTTTTACTCCATTCCTCCGCTGCACCATCGTCCGCCTTATCACTGACGTACTTGTAACATCGGAACTCGACACCTGCATCCTGACAGACTTTGGCAATTGCATAGGCCTCCATCTCGACTAGATCTGCTGGGATATCAAGGTTCGGGTCTGCAACGAAATCATCACCTGTACTGCAAGTGAGTCCGTCACCTTCTCCAAGAACAACCCCATCTTCGAACGGAGTCTGTCCCAGACTGTAACCCAATCCAGCGCAAGACATGTCTCTTTGTACGAATTGTGTCACTTCGTGGATACCACCATCTACGGTGATACCACCTGCGGTTCCGAAATTCCAAACCACATTCGGTTTGTGTCGTTCTATTAATTTTGCAGCAGTCATCGTTGCATTGACTTTACCGACTCCGGTAAAAAAGACATTGTCCCACTGGGACATTTTTGGAGCCTCTAATTCTAAGGCAATGAGGATGATGTCGGACATCTTACTTATCATATGTAACCACGCTATAGGTTTTGATTTGTTGACCACGGAGTTTTTCCGTGCCTCCTAGAAACTCTAGGTCGATGACACACCCATAAGATATTCTAGAGACATCGAATGACTGTAACAACTCTGTGATAGCAAGTGCGGTCCCACCTGTCGCACTCACATCATCAATGATACACACTTGACTGTTCTTATTAAGTGGCGCAGTTGTTTTGATTTCAAGTGTTCGTGACGCATACTCGCATTTGTATTCACGAGACTTCACGGGTGGGGGTAACTTGTTAGGTTTGCGCACAATGTGTAGTGGTATTCCAAGGTAAAGTGCAATAGGCGCTCCCCACAAGAACCCACGCGCATCTGGTGCGACGATGTCCGTATAACCCTTGTCTTCCATATAGTTTACAAGGGTACGAACACTCTGTTGGAACGCCTGCGGGTTCTGTAGGAGACTGGTTAC